CTAGCCATGCATTTGAATTTCTTCGTAAAAAAGCTGGCTATAGAAAAACAGAAATTACTTGGAGAGACCAATGGGCATTAAGACCAAATTCGATGCGGTAGCCGCCAAGAAATATACCAATGGCGGAAGCGAAGAAAAGACGCAATGGATCAACATTGGTCGTGGCGTCGAGTGGGATGACGGCGGCATTGAGATTGAGTTGAACGCCGTTCCCGTAGGCGCATGGTGGAATGGAAAAATAAAGCTGTTCGTACAGAAGCCTAAGAATCAAAGCAATGCATCGAATCGTTCGCCAGCAGCATCCGGCGATGACTTTCAAGATGGCTCTATACCTTTTAACTAGAATGTGTCTATAATGGTCGCAACGGAGGGCGACATGCCACATTCAAAAGTTTGCTTCAAATGCGGAATATCCAAGCCATCTGAGGAATTTTACAAGCACCCTCAGATGGGTGATGGCTATCTCGGTAAATGCAAAACATGCACTAAAAAAGACGTTTTGGAGCACCGTCTAAAAAACATAGAACGCATCCGAGAATATGATCGTATTCGGGGGAAAATACCGGAAAGATCAAAAAAAGCTGCGGCAGTATCTGAAAAATGGAGAAAGGCTGACCGACGCCGAATTGTTTGTCATTCAGCTATTGCAAAAGCTTATAGAAATGGGACTTTAGTTCCTAAATCGTGTGAATGGGACGGATGCACTAACGAACATGCATATGCCCATCATGAAAGTTATGACAGGCCTTTAGACGTCGTTTTTTACTGTCAACCTCACCATAAGCAGCGGCATAAAGATATGAAGAGATTAGGGATTGATCCATGAGCCAAAACTTCATTATTCCCGCCGAAGGCCGCGAGCGTATCGCTGGAAATCTTCACCATTTCATGCTTAACGCGCTTCCGGGGAAGAAGCTCAAAGTGACCGTAGAGGTTTACCGTAAGTCACGGTCTAACCAGCAATCTAGATACCTCAACGGTGTGGCATACAAGCTCTTAGGCGAAGCCACAGGATACGAAAGAGACGATATTAGCGAATATCTTTGCTTAATTTATTTCGGTGGAAAAGATAAGAAAGTTCCGGGTGATAAAATTGTTCAAGTTCCACTACGAACGACAACAACAAACGAACAAGGCGAGCGTGACGTGATGAATACGGTGGACTTCGCAGCCTATGTGGAATTTGTGCAGCGATTTGGCTCTAAGCATGGTGTTTATATCCCAAATCCGGATGAGGAATAATTTATGACCCGCGAACAGAGGTTGAGGGAGTTGGTTGCGGAGTGGAATTATATTGGCGATGAGTACGGTCCGAACTTTGACCGTAATGGCGTAAATATCTTTTGCTCTGATGAACTCGAAGCCATCCTTAAGGAAGGAAGTGAGGAATGGTTGCCAAAAAGACTTATGGAATATGAAGGAAATGAATATGCTCGGGGATGGAACTGCTGCTTGGAAACGATTAGAGATTCCATCTCAAAACAGATGCCTAATGGGGTTGCGAAATGACCCACGCACAGAGACTGATGAAGTTGGTTGAGAAGGCTTGCGTTGCTCATTACGAAAACTGGTCAAAGTTCCATCAATGGGAGCGTGAGGCTTTTCGTAAGCATATGCAGGTAACTGTCGAAGCCATCCTCAACGAAGAGAGTGAGGGTTGGGATTTGAAGTTTCGTATTTATCATGCCAGTGACTGTGCAAAAAACAACATGCCGGCCACGCCTAATGGCGACTGCAATTGTGGTGCTTTGCCGGATGCCGTACCAAAAAATTTTGAGGAATGGCCCGGTCCTTCAGATCACGATGATTGGCGCGATTACGGATACGAGCGTGGCTGGAATGCATACCGAGATGCGCTACTAGCCGCCCCAACCCGTTCGGCTGATGGAGGTGAGAAATGAACACTTGGCCCGGCGCGTTCAAGCATGCGATGGACCCGAATCAGTATGAATCGTGGAACGGAGAGAACTATCCAGGCACGCGTCAGCTTTGCGTTCAGTGCGATTTACCGACAGGTCGTTGCGAAGAAGATTCTATTTATCGTGATGAGCTCGGTCCGCTGTGCGAGGACTGCCGCGATGCATGCGATGAGGAAAATCCATGACCACAAACTACACCGACGAACAGATTGATCGGGCTGTTGATGCCTTTGAGAAATATTGCCCTTCAGCTAAATCCATTTATTTAAAGGGAGGCATACGCGCCGCCCTCGCCACCCTCACCCCTTCCAGCCTTGGGAGTGGAGATGCGGTTTCTTGTGCCGTTCTTTATGAGCAGCTAACCCCACTTGCAAACAAAGATTGCCGTGATTGTGATGGCCGAGGCGTGTACTACGGAAACGTTTGTGTATGCGGCTGCGTTACTAGTCGAATTCCGGTTAAAAGCTGCGTACCTAGCGCTCCGATCGATAGCGAATGTCTTTCTTGCGGCCAGTTAATTGGTTACTGCGATTGCAACGATGAAGACGCCGCCCTAGCCAAAGGAAACGAGCATGAGTGACTTCGCAATGACGCTCTTACTTTTGTTGTCGGCGCACGCTTTGGCTGATTATCCTCTGCAGGGTGATTTCCTTGCACTAAATAAGTCGCGCACTGGGCCTAATTACGTTCCTTGGTGGCAGGCGCTGCTTGCACATTCTTTCATCCACGGCGGACTTGTTGCGCTTATCACTGGCTTCTGGTGGCTAGGCGTTGCCGAGATCGCGATTCACGCCATTACCGATCATGCCAAATGTGAAAAGAAGATCGGCATTAACACAGATCAGGCAATCCACGTGGCCTGCAAATTTGCTTGGGCGTTAATCGCCATTGAGGCAATCCCATGACTAACCCTACCGCTAGTGAAGTACGTGAAATGCGCGACATTACATTTCATCCGACGGATCGCCACTACGGTTTGGTGACGAGCGTGATCGACCTTCTATCCGCGATGGAGAAGGCGGAGCCGGTTGGCGATCTTAGATTACAACTTGACCGATGGGACATCATTGGCATCCATAGCGCGATTCTCAAGCTGAAAGTTTCCTCTGGAAATTACCCTGTCTATATCCATCCACATATCCCCACCGCACAAGCCGGACGCCCCGCTGCGGATGGTGATCTGGTTAAGTACCATCCGGCGCCGAACGCAGCATCGCCTATGGTCCCAAGTAGCCCAACGCACAACCTGCAAGTTAGCGGGTCAAAAATGCGAGATGAGATTGCTGCAATCATCCGACTTGCGGATGGTGAGTCGGTAGCGCAGGGGTATGTGACTAAAGTTGGTAGTGGCTATACCAAGCCAAATCTTCCCGTGGGCAGCTGGGAAAATCGTGCATTACTAGCTGAAGAACTTTGCCGTGCATACAAGATACAGATTGATCTACTAGTCACCCAGTCTCGCACAGTGCCTGCTGCCATGGAACAGCAGGTATTTCGAAACGATGATCCTGAGAGGTTCGGATTTGTTCGTGGGTGGAATGCCTGCCTAGAAACCACCATCGCAGTGTCACAAGACGCTGAGGGTGGTGGTCATGAGTGAGTTATTGCCTTATCCGTATCCTGCAACGTAGGCGCTACAACAGGCAATACATCCATCAGCTGTTCGCCAGCGTTGAATGGCCAGTCGGCTTCGACGCATCGGAATGAAAATGGGTTCATGATCACGGCATACATAATCATCTCCCGTAGTAATAACCGAGAACGAATAAATAAAGGCTAGCGCTTGATGAGCTGGCTGAATACGCTACGTTTTGAGAAGAATCAAATGCGACGTCACCATATCCAGATAATGAATACGCGAGTGCACTACCAACTGCAAGAACTACATTAGAGCTAGACGCAGTTTGTCCGCCAGAAGCTAAATAACCAAAATTTGCACTAGTTGTTGATGTGTTGTTTTGAAATCTAAAATTACCGGCAGTAGCAGTAATGGGCGCATATGTTGAGCATGAAACAGCAGTTGAAGTTATGGACGTTCCATTGCTAATAACCATATTCCCATTGGGGTTTGTATAAACAAACTTATTACCGACAACTGTAAATTGCGCTATCTGACTACTGGAGTTTGAATACAAACTACCAAGATACCTTCGAGTCGTATCCCCAGTCTTCGCGCGAGCTGTTCCGTTATATGCAGTAGCAGGTGCGGTGGTGACTAGTTCGATAGCCGGTGTTCCGCTATTGGAATATCCGTACAAGTGATACCACGTCGACGCTGTAAGACTGAGACCGGAAAGAGTCAGTGCGCTTGTGAATGGCAGTGCATAGCCAAGTGAAGGGATGTAGCAAGCGCCTGTTGAAACCCCGACTGACGTCGCGCTATTCCACACCATCTGCAAGCCGTCGATGTAACCAAGTGGCGCAATAAAGCCAGCGCCGAATTCGGCGGCTAGCTGCGTCACCGGATCACGGATAAGCGGATTAGGCATGGATAATGCCTGGATCAGGATTGAACACCATGCTGGTAGTGCTTAGCGCCGTACCTACCTGCTGGATTAGGTTTCCAGATGCCGAAGGAGCTGTCGGCGTTGAAACGCCCGCGGTTGTACTCAAGAAAACTGATGCACCAATTGTCAGCCCCGATAAGCCAGTGACAATCTGTCCTGGGAAATAGACTGTTGCATTTGCCGCAGAAGCAAAGGCAGAAAGGACAAATCCTTGCGCTGGTTTTGTCGCGTCTGTCGAATTGGCATTACGCGCCGATGGCGTTGATCCACCTGAACCACCCCAGACATTAACCATGGCACCAGCCGCCAACGCTTCAGTCGCCGGGATGATAACGGATGCTTCGCCGATGCCAGCTGGGAATAGTGTTGAGTTTAGAAAACCAGTTCCATCAAGAGCAACAATCTGATTGGCATTTGTTGCACCAGCGCTGGTCTGTGTTGCGGCAATCTCCTTTGGCAGTTGAGTGGTTGGGTCGCGTGCAAGATAGGTATTTCCGGCCATAGTTATTTCCTCAGATGATGATGGCCGGCTGGATGCCGACACGGATCGTGGTGGGACTGATAACACGTGCGACTTCAACAATCGCGCTCGGGGAAGTGGGAGGCGCCTGAGTCAAGGTTCCTCCTGTTGTCGCGCAATAGATACGCCCTAGCGACCATCCCCAAGCCGGCTCATAAAAATCACGCGAAGTGACGATTTGTATCGATGTACCCATAGCAGCGGCATGCAAAGTTACTCCAACGATGCATTCGACATCTATCGGGTTTGATAGATCGGGATAATAAGCATTCCCTAAACCATCCACCGCAACCACTCTGGGAGAATCAAGATCAATGATCGCGATGGCAACGATTGGGGCGTCGTATAAGTTCGTTTGACCTTCTGGCAAATTATCACTTGTTGCAGATCCCGTTTCGCTCAGTCGCCCATAGACATCAAATCCTAGAAGTGAAAGTGTTCCCCCTGATGCAATTGCCGGCTGACTAAGATCAAGAAATCCTAAGTTATCGACGAAGTTATCTGAGAATGCATGCCATCCTGCATCGTTATCAAGTAATGAACCATAAAATGTCAACGATATAGGTGAAGATACATCACCTACGAGAGATATTTGTACTAATCCACCAACTGTGCTATTCCCAGTCATAGCAATGGAATCAATAGCTTTTAGATTGAAACCACCTGGTATGGCATTAATTTTTGCAGTTAACGCATCGATTTCCGCCTGAAGGTTTTCTTGATCGATAGTGCTTAAACTGAGAAACCAGTTGTTCCATTCGCGTGTAACCATTCCTCCCGCGTATGTGACGGGCGATTGAGCGGAAGGGAATTGGACATTGTTCACGCCACATGAACGCCTGTGAGTAGGATTGCCAACATGTACGTAGCAAAAGCCAGAGGAAGCCAACCGACGCGGGACTGTACATTAAACGCGCCAAGTAACGCGAGAATCAGGGAAACCAATACAAGAATCGTGAAAAGTGTCATGGCTTTTTCTCCGGTTGAAGTTGGGCAATCTTATGCAAATGGTCGATATCGATCTTGAGCGCTGTCTGCAATGCTAGGACATAGGTAGCCATGGTGCCATTGTTAAGCGTTTCGGGGAAAGTTGGCATCTGGCACGGATCAGGTGTGGCTTTCGGACAAAGTAGTCCATCAGGTATCGACACATAGGATGGCTGATAGACCGTCACGATTTGCGTTTTAACGGCTACCGGCGTTGGCGCGCAACTGGACACCAACAGACAGATCATAAGGTACGATAGACCACGCTTTAGATTCGGGATGTTTGGCATAGATATTGTCCAGTGTGGATTGTGCCTTTTTCGCCTTTGCTTGTTGTTGCTGTGCGTAGTCGTTTGCTGCATCAAGGTATGTCTTGGAGTTGGCAATTTCCGTCGCCATCGCATCTTTCCATCCCTTATTCTCCAACTGCAATTGAGCAATCGTTGCAATATTCGTCTTCTGTGTTCCTTCAAAGGTCGCTACAGATGCTTTCAGGGTTGAGGCGTCCTTTTCCTCATGATCTAGACGGATCGTCTGTATGGCGCATCCAGCAACCAGTAGAACGATGACATAGACGTACCATGGAACAATTGTCCACCACTGACCTGTGACTTCTTCTGCTGTCGTTATGATGCTCATGGAACATTCAATCCTTGCAGACAAAGCGCCTGCTCTGCTTGTCGTCGGTTAAGCAAACCTTGAGATTTCTTGCCACCTGCATAGATATACAGAAGCATGTCGTTGCAACCTTGCAGTGTGTAGCCCTCGTTGATTTTTCGAAGTACGGAAGATCGGTTAAACGCGGCGTCACCAATATTGTAGTCAAGATCAGCCATGGCAGCACGTCGTGTTTCGGGTACTAAAACTTTGAGATGATCATCTACATTTTGCAGTGCATGCGACATGGAACCTTGGAACATCGCGGCGCACTCTGCGGGTGTGGCAGTCATTCCTAGATAAACACCCTTAGTTTCACCTGTACAGATCGTCGGAACGCCTCCAATGTCTTTGTAGGCCGTATAGCGAGTACCTTCAAAGTACATTCCCAAGGCTGACGCAATAGCAATCGCCGATCCACCCGTAATTTTCAACCATGGCTTATTGGTCGCCATCGGTAGGCCGGATGTTGTTCTGTTTGATGATGCGAGCTAAGCCACCGATAAAAAAGCCTAGGCCACAAAGACAAAGTGTCAGACGGAAACCGAAAATTCCGATGAATTGCGTCATCGTTGCGCTAAGTGTCAAGCCAGCAACTACGAAAGAGAAAATAACACCACTTCCGGCAAACCAAACGGACCAAAGTTTTCCGATAGTTTTCCAGTCGTGAACAAGCTCAATCTTCATGCTTGCGCCCTGTATTCATGGATCATCTGATGAAGATCAAGTAATCCCCAGCGAAACTTATCTACATCAACTACGGTAGGTATCTTGAATATCTCATCGCCAATATTTTTTTCTACAATCTCTGTGGCGTCATGCAATATGTAACAAATAAGTGCCATCTTTTGCTTTAATGGGTCTTTCTCCAACAGCATCTCAATGCCTGATTTGAGATTAACTCTAGCATTCTCTACAAGCATCAACATGGCCTGTGGTGCATCCGTATATTTATGAGCGTAAAACAACAGATCAGCAGCTTTGATTAGTGGTCCGTAAGACGGATGATCAAACAGACTTTTAGGCATCAGACAGGACCAATTGCTAGCCATTGAAAGGCTATAGGATTGATGATCGTATGCGTATTTGGAATGGCACCAAATCCGGTATCAGCATATGCAGTAAATCCCACTGCCGTGAGATTTACTGCTGAAGGTGTCAAAACACCCTCCACAGCCGTTGGTGACTGTCCATTAGGTGTTACTCCAACGAAATATGGAAGTGCACTAAATGCAAGTGAGAACATCATTGGGATCGATGTATAATTCTGCCCACTCGCTGGAAATGTTCCATTGCCCCATTGAATACGGGTTGTGCCAACTACGATTGAACTCGCATCTCCTGAAACAGGCGTGGCTGTCGTAGGTGTTTGCCAGAAAACAGATGTTCCATCGGTTGCAATCGACTTACCGCTCTCGCCCGTAGGATCGGGCACCTGTAGGATCGTATCCCACGCCAAAACAGAGCCGTCATTCGTCAGCCACTCGCCAGCCACAAGGGATGGAATGG